TGCTGCCGTGGCTTCCAGTTCCGGCGCGGAGGCATCCGCTTCAGTTGGGACATTCTCGTCCATGTATAACCCCTATGGAGTTCCCGGTGAACCTCGCCGGTACGGTTACTGTGTGATATACTCTATACAGTGTCTGTGCGCAACGTCAGGTCGTGAGTGCCTGTAGCTGCGCGTCGGTAAGACGTGAGTTGTAATATGCGATGAAACTAAGGTGGCCGTTGAGATAAGTCAAACTTTGCCCAAACCCTATTTCTGCTTGTGTTACGGTGGGAACCGTTCCAGAAGTGCCTGCGGTAGCAAGAGTTCCGTTGTTTACCCCCCTAAAGTCGCTGTTTGCGTAAGCCAAAGCAGCACGATAAGGCCCAGAGGCAGCAACAACTTGTTGATTGTATTGCGAAGTTCCGCCATCAACTACTATAGTAGCTGCGTTTGTATTTGCGGAGTTACGCCTAATCTGCATACGTTCGCTTGCTGTTGTGTCGGACACCGAAAATGCCCCCAGTGGCGTAGGGACTACGGCGGTAGTCGTATCATAAAACGCCACCATTGTTCCCTCGCTCTGGTTATACCAGCTTGAGAAGTTTGTACCTGTCATTACCGCGTTGTCAGGATCGCGTGTGAACGTGGCAGCCACAGTCAACATGTAGCTGGTGGCAAACGCGCCGGCTTCGACCTGTGCGCCCCAAAGCAGGATGCCAGATGTTCCGTCTCCAGTTGTGGTTCCTGAGTCCCTAACGGCGATTCTTGCTCGGCCTGATGCTCCGCTTCCAGTGGTAAAGGTCAGAGTAAACCTATACCAACCATTACCAAAAGAAGTAGATGTTGAAGATGGACTTGTAAACGTACCCACAACAGCCGCAGCCGTAACAACAGAACCATCAGCTAGTGAATATATAACGTTTGCATAGTTAGTTGTTCCAGTTCCTTCTGAAAAATACAACTGAATACGGTCAAACTCTGCTTGTTTTGCAAAAACACTGAATGTTAAAGTTGCCCCGGCTGTATAAGTTGCACCTATTCGGGTCGTACCTTGTGCAATAGTCGTTAAAAGTGCGCCAGCGGTTGGTGTAGATTTATCTGCTGTAGTCGTGCCGTTAGGTGCTGTGGCAACGTTGGCTGTTGCTGTGATGAAATCTTTAGCCCACGTTGAGTTGTCAAACTCTTCTGATCGTATTATCAAGTTTGTTCGCTGCTCCTCAATCAGCAAGCCAAGCGGCGCAAGCGTGACGGGATCGTAATCAAAGCGCGGGCCATAGTAAGCCGATGCGACCGTCTGGTTGTACGTCGAAGGCACCGTCTGGTAGGTGACGGCTTCGAACTGCGAACCCCAGACGAAAATGCCAGAGGTGCCATCGCCAACCAACACAGTGCTAGAAGAAGCAGACCATCTTATCGCTAGCGCGGCAGTAGCACCGGCTACTACAGGAAGCGCGCACCTATACCAGCCATCTCCTATAGCGGTAATAGTTGCACCAGCTCCAGAAATTACCGTACCTAAAGTCAGTGAAAACCTTGCGGTTACTGTCGGCGTGGCAATAGCGGCAAATTGGATTTCGTCGTATTCACCCGCTTTGGCATACATAGAATATACATAGTTTACGCCAATAGTTGCCGATGGGCTCTGGAAGACCCGAGTATCAGATGCCCCCACACCGATAGTCGCCCCGTTATTGGGGATGTGTTTGTCGGCAGTGAGTGTCCCGTCAGGTGCGGTCGTTGCGTTTGCAGTAATAGTGCTGTTTGTCTTTGTCCAAGCCGCGTTGTCAAACTCCTCCGAGCGCAGCAGCAGATTGTTCGGCGCGTAGGTCACCAGCCCTGTGCTATCAACCAGTGTGGCATTGGTTGTGCGGCTGAACGTGATGCGCGGGTCTAGGGTGTTGTCGGTCAAAAAGTTTTGCGACATACTTGGCACAAGCCGTCTGCCAGATGGCAAGAACGTTGATAAAAACGTCGATGCCAAAAGCCCTATGGAAAGGCCGTTACGGACGGGGATGCCAAAGCTCATTGAATGTTAATCGGCTTTGCGTACATCGTGCCGCCGGCGCTGATCTGGATCGCGCTGACGCGCCACACACCGCCAGTTCCCTGCGGGACGGTGATCGGCACGGGCGTGTACGCAGGCAGCGGTGTGGCTGCGGACGTGGCCGTCACGCTTTCACCAACCAGGACGTAGGCGTCAGTTGTACACCACACCAGCACGCCCTGCGGGCCGGCGTTCCAGCCGGTCACAGACCCGGCGGTGCCGGTATAAGCCGCGCTTTGCGTCGCAAACCCGGCGTCATTCAATGGGCGAAGCAGTTCCATAGTCGTTCCTTACGCCAGAAATTTGAGCTTATACAACGAGGTGTAATACAGCCCGAAAATTTCGTCGATAATGTTCTGGAGCGGGGTACACTCCTTATCAACGACCTTATAGCGCATTTGCTCAAGGTCTTCTAGCTGGCCTTCGAGGAACTCGACCACGTTGTTGGTCTTTTTGGCCGACATCAGCGAGATCGGCCCGATCAGGCCGTACTTGCCTTGGTAGGCTTCGGCAAACTTATCTGCCAGGTCGATGATGCCGTCGTAGAACTCGTTCAGCGCGATGTGCTTGGCATAGCTGCGCGTGTTCAGGTGGGCGGAATGGGTCACATCCCGCGCCAGAAACAGCATCCCTACAAAGTCCGCGCACTTCATTCCATCATTCCTTCAGGCGGCATTTCAGGCTGCATCTCGGGCATTTCCGGCTGCATCTCTGGCTGTTCCATGTCTGGCATCTCGCGCATCTGCGGCGCCCCGCCGATAAGATCGCCGGTATCCAGCGCCGCGGCGATTGTACCCATGACAATGTCCTGAATCTGCTCTGGCGTCATGCTCTGCTGCACGGCGCTGATCCGCTTCGTCTCGGCGTCGTAGGCGTCCACCTGGGCCTTGTATTCCTTGATGTCCACTTCGCGCTGGGCAACGCTGTCCTGCACGTTGGAGATGATGTCCGTCATGCGGTTCAGTTCTTGCGTCATGGCCTCCAATTGCTGCTGGGCTGCCATCATCTCAGGCGACTGATCGCCTTCCGCCAGAACCTTCGGATCAAGAATCTTCTTGAACCTCGCCGCCATCTCCTGCGCGCCCGGCCAATCCATGTTCTTGATGAACAGATCACCGGCCACAGTCCAAAGTTGCGGGTTGGATTGGAGGATCATCGACATGGCGTCCAAGGCTTCCTGACGCTTGGTCATGTAGCCTGGGCCGGTCGTAACCATCACGTCGTAGGTGCCGATGCTGGGGTTGTAGACCTTTTCGATCAGCGCGCCCATCTGGTCACGGATTTCCTTGACCGGTTCCGGCTGCGACGGGTTGAACTTGACCATGCTGACTTCGCCGTCAACGCCGATAATGCGGGCGATGCGCTGCGTGTCGTAAATCTTCGGGATCATATCCACGATCTGCCGGGTGATGTGGCGGATCGCGCGGGCCAAGTTATCAACGTAGTGGTACGTGCCAACGTCGCCCTGCTTTTCGCGGGCAAGGATGGCCTTACCGGAGCGTTCGTTGCCCTGCATCCCAAGGCTGGCGTCGTACTGGCCAGTAGTTCCCTTGATGTCGTCAGCAGCCCCCATCTTGGCTTGGATCAAGCCGGTCTGGGGCAACGGAGGAGGCGCGCGCTGGGGCAGGGGGAGGACAGCCCCGGCTCCATCCGTCACGTCGGGATTGACCTCCAGATACGGCCAATTGGTCGTATTGGCGGTCTTCCACTGCATCTCGTAGCCTTCGAACTGGCCGCCATAGCCAATGAAGGGTGCCTTGGGCGCCAGCGCCAGCATCTCGGCTTCTTGGCTCGTCCAGTAGTTGTACATCCGCTGGGCGTCCTTGGCGTTCCGCACAAGGCCGCTGATGTACATCTGGCCTTCAACTTCCCACTCGTTGCCGATGACGCGCACGACCGGAATCCACTTGCCGGCCCACTCGCGCTCTTGCAGCACGTCGTAGCCGTTGGTCTTCATCCACATGACCTTCTTGCGGTCAACTTCGCGGCTGCGGATTGGCTTGCCAAACATAGCCATAAGCTGCTTGTCCTGCGGCGTGCCGCGGTAGGCAGTCTGGTTGTCTGGGTACAGGTGCAGCGTGGCTTTTTCGTATTTGTTGTAGAAATACTCCGCGATGCGGATCGTGTCTTCCTGAAGCCACGCCGAAAGGCCCTGATCGCCCACACCCTGGCTGTACAGCGTGCTGATCGGCGTTGCGTCCGGAAACTCCCGTTCGTATTCTTCTTTGAGGATGTCCTCGGTGATGAAGCACCACTCAGCGTCGGCGCCGCACGGGTCTTGGATCGTCGGGTCCATGTAGACGCTGAACGAGTTGCGGACGCGCCCAATGCGGATGTCCTGATCGAACGTCTCGTCGTTGCAGTATTCCGTCAGCAGGCGGATGTAGCCCTCGCCGTAGGTCACCTGGTTGTCGCAGGCGGTGTCGTAGGCCACGTCGGCGTCGGACATATATTCAATGTGCCGAACCACGCCGTTGAAAATCTCAGCGACCTGTACGTCGGCGTTGTCGTCCGCGGGGATAACCTTGCCGCTGGGCCGGTTCTGGCGCTGCTCGTTGGTCACCTGACGGACGTGCTGCGGCAACTTGTTGATGGTCAGGCACGGACGGGCGTTGATCGTCTGGCCCTGCACGCTGCCCCGGGTGGCCAGCACGTCGGCGGGCCACTGCCACTGGTTGTCCGGGCTGCCGGCCATGAACCGCAGATCGTCCAGTTCGTCCTCACGGCTGTCCGAGTACGCCGACTGCGCCATCTTCAGGCGGTGGCGCATGGTTGCCATCTTGTCTTCGTCGCGCGCAGGCACCTTGTCCGGGTTTGACCCCACGTTGGCGACTTTACCCGCCGCTGCCATGCCTGTGGGGTCGGCCATATGCTTACTTCTTACCCTTTTTGGCCGCTTCGCGCTTGACGCTGTAGGCGATAGCTACAGCCTGTTTGACCGGCTTACCAGCCTTCACTTCCGCCTTGATGTTCTTGCGGAACGCCTCTTTGCCGGTGGATTTGACCAAAGGCATCTTATTTGCCCTTCTTCATGGGCGTCTCACGCATCCGCGTGGTGATGCTGATGATGTCCTTGCCGCCCGGCATGGGCTTACGCGCCAACGGAATCGCGTCCATTTCGGCCTTCGGTTTGGGCATTTTCAGGCCCATCGGCGTCTTCATGGGGGTCATGCGGCGCATTATTTGCCCTTTTTTGCTGTTTTGGCGCTATTTTTGAAGTCTTTGGCTGTTGGGGCCCCCTTGTCGCCCGCTTTACGCATTTTTTCACCAGAACCAGCGGCAATCCGCTCCTTCTTGGCGTTGATGTTCGCATACAGACCTGGCTTCTTCATGAGCATTTCCACCGTTTGAGGCTGGCTTTGGCGCGTTCGCCATCCTTAGCCTTAGCTGCTACCGCACCCATACGCGCACAAAAACTGGCCTTACGCCCTGCATCCGCCTTGGTCTTGGGGTTGGGCGCCGGCGGCTTCAGGTTCGACCCGGTCTCGCGGTTGTACTTCTCGCGGCCCTTGGCCGTCAGTCCCGCACCCTTGGACGCGGGCAGTTTTTCCCCACGACCCACGGCCAGCGAAACAGACTTTTTCCTGTCGGCCATTGCGTTAACTGCCCATCCAAGAATTGGCAACTCCGCCGGGAGAATATCCCCCGCTGCGTTTCTTGTCAACGCGCCCTTCTCTGTGCGCCACTGGGAACGCGAACGTCACCGCGATGGCGTCGGCAGCGTCAGGTGACGCCAGCCCGCGGGCCTTCATGTCCTTCTTTGATTCAAGGAACAGCGTCCCCTTGCTGTCCGGCTTCGTCTTTGGCCCGATCAGGTCAGACTTCAAGAAGCGGTCGTTTGGCACGCTGGCGGTCTTGAGCCACTCGCGCATGGCACCCCACATCTCAGCCCGCTTGTTGCCGTACATAAGCTGCTTCTGCGCCTTGTTGCCGAAGTTGACGCCGCGCACCTTGTACCGTTGCTCCTTCAGCCGATCCACGACGCCTGCACCCAGGCCGCCCTCGTCGATCACGGTCAGCGCCGGCTTATACTCCTCGATGGCCTCGATGACGTGGCCAACCACTTCCATCGTGTCAGCGCCGCGCAGCCGCTTGATGGCGACTATGTCGCGTCCCTGCCGCACCGCGATGACAGTGGCGTCCGATCCGAACCGTGCTGGGTCAACGCCGATAGTGATCGGCGCCGTCTCGTCCTTGTGCTTGGGCCGCTTCATGGCGTCGTCTACCAGATTGACCGGAATGAACTGGTCGTCGCCTTCCGATGGAAACTGACCGTAGACTTCCACGTTGGCCTGGTAGCTGTCCGGGCCGTACTCGTCGATGATGCGCTGGTACAGGTTCTTGTCGGTTCCCTCGACCTCGCGCGCGTCGATGTTGCGCGTGCGCCAGAACGCCCGCTTGCTGTTAAACGTCTCGTAGAAGTAGCCGGTGTTGCGCCGCGGGTTGGAGAACGCGACGTGAAAGCGGTGCGGTGTGTTCTCCGTGAAGAAGCCGTCGCTGACTGACCAGATGCTGTCGGGGATACCGCTGGCCTCGTCGAAGATCAGCATCACGCCATCCCAGTTGTGAACCCCGGCGTAGGCGTCCGGGTTCTCCTCCGACCACAGCCGACCCTCGACGGTCCAGTAGCGCGTGCCTTTCTTCAGGTCACGCTCGACCAGTTCCGTGATCCACTTGGCCGGCATGATGCGTGTGGCGGCAATCTCAAACCAGTGGCTGTTCATGGCCATCGCCAGCCACTTGGTGATCTCGGCCCAGGTCACCGACCGTAGCTGCGCTTCCGAGTTGGCCGACACGATGGTCGTCGAGCCGATGCGCGTGGACAGCATCCAATGCACCAGCCAACTGACCAGCGCCGACTTGCCGATACCGCGGCCTGACGCCACGGCCTTGCGGAAGGTGTCGTAGTCCACCTTGCCGCCGTTATCTTTGATGTGGTCGCGGATGTCGGCCAGCACCGCGCGCTGCCATTTGCGCGGGCCTTGGAAGTTTTCCAGCGGCGTGCCCGGCTCACCCCACGGATAGGTCAGCAGCACGAACGCCAGCGGGTCATCCTTGATACTCGGCGACCACAGCCGGCTCATCAGAGCCATCTCGTCCTGCGCTGAGTAGATTGGCTGCTGCACTGCTGTTGTCCTCTATGCGGGGCAGTACGGTGTACAGCCCCTCTATGACGCGGCTCTGCGCCTTTTCCAGCGCCGCGGTGATGCTGATCTGCTGGTCGATGTTCACGTCAATCTGCTGCTTGGCCACCCAGCCGTGGTTGTGCTTGAGAATGTCCAACGCCGCCCTAGCGTCGCCTGACGCCGCGGCGTTGTACATCGTCTTGGCGGCGGACAGTTCGCCGTCAGCGCGGCCCTTCATCTCGGCGATCTCGACCAGCGCGTCAAACTCAGCCAAGCGCCGGAACTGCGCGGGGGTAAGGCCAGCGGCCAACGCCAGACTGTCGCCTTTCAGGCCATAGCGCGCGGCTTCGTAAATCGCTTCCAGACGCGCCTCGGTGGCTTCTGGGCGTTCGGGTGCAAACGGCAGGGAATAGAAGGTCATGGTGCCATAATAGATGACGCGGGGTGCGCGGGCAAGGCTGCGATAAACTGTGTTGCCATATTCAACGTAACGCTAGCGCGGGAAACTGCGCGTACATCTCTTTGCGGATGTCCAACGCTTTTTCAAACGTAGATGCCCGCCGGCGATAGCGCACACCATAGACTACCATCTCTACCCGAAAGCCTTCAGCGTCTTGCCAAATGTTGCGTGTGTCGCGGTTGCGGGTCGCGTAGTCAATGTTCTGGCATATGGTAGCTAGACGCAGGTTGCTTATGCGGTTGTCTGTTTTGTCGCCGTTTATATGATCTATGGTCATGCCTTCTGGCGGGTGCGTTCCGTGAACCCATAACCACACCAACCTGTGTACGCGGTACTCACGCCCGCGCACGTTTGTCCGTAAATATCCTTTTTGCGATAGACTGCCGGTAGGGCGCCCATCGCGCCGGCGGCACTCACCGGTTTCAGGATCAATAAAAAATATTTTTTTAAGTTCGGTTTGCGAGAGAAGTTTCATGTTTGACGGATACCACAGTGGGTGGGGGCCGGCAACAAAAATCAAAAAATAATTTTGTTCACGGGAGGTGCCCGTGACAGTCACCCGCGCGCCGGCCCCTGGGGGCGGGGGTGCACGCGCGGGCAGACGCGCACAGGCAAGCGCGCACGCGCAAGCGCGCGGCCATTTGCCCGGTTGGGCGATTTGGGCGCCGACAATCCAATTGCCAGGCGCGCTAGCTTGCGCAGTCACATTTTGGCATGGGCGTTTTAGGTTTTGCGTTTTGGTTGGCACATCACGGACGTGATAGCGTGACAATGTGACAATCGAGGCGGAAAAGCGGAACAAGCAGGGAACGGTTAGGCGGATTGTCAAATTGTCATGGCAATTCCAGTTCACCCCAGAACGGCGGGCTGTCAGCGCAGCCGTCACGCGCCAGCGTTACAGCGTATTAGCTATATAATACACCTATATTTAATTATCAGGAAACTATAAAACACTACCTAAATAGCCTAGAAGTCACATATCCCCTTGATATCGCGCGCGCATTCACCCCCAAATCTTAGGCGATTTGCCAGGCTCCCATGACAATGCATAGCCTAAACAGCCAAAGCCAGGCTAACATTACAAATTCGTAAGAATGCAAACAAATGTGTTGCAGGCCATGCGCGCGATGCTAAGAGAGGACATCAACAACGAAACGAAGGGAATACGCAAATGAGCAAAGTAATCGCCGGCCACGTAGTGTCACGCAATGCCGTTACCGGCATGTGGCGCGCATGGCCCACAAGCAAGGACACCGGCTCGGTTTATGCCGACACGTATCGCGGCCTCCTTGCCATGATTCGCGCATCAAACGCAAACGTGGGAGCCTAAGCCATGAAAGACGCAATCGCCATGCTGGCGCTTTTTGCCTGCCTTGCCATTTTCGCAATCATCTAAACGAAGGGAAACGATACCATGAGCACATATACCGCTTCCGCCTACTTCCTTGGCAAGTATCGCCCGGTTTACGTTACCGGCGAAACGCCTACGCAAGCCCTGGCGCGTTTGGCCGAACGTATCGCCGACGCTCCCGACGTTTTGCGCGACCGTTTGCAAAGCGTTTGGGATGTGACGACACTCAACGGTTGGGGACATTGCACATCTGCCACGTCCGAATACGGCACATATGGCGTTTCATGGCGCGAAGGCCTTACTTGGGAGCCTCTGGCGGCAATCGTTGCTGATATGCCCGAATGTCCTGGCGTCCGTTATTAAACGTCGAAACGCGCACTCTGTGCGCGTCACTGCCGGGCGGCTCCCGACAGTCTGATGATGACAAGCCACTAAACGAAAGGAAACGATACTATGACAACCACCATCACCGTAAATGCCGATATGTTGCGCGCCGCGCTCTTGTGCGCGTCAACGGAGGAAGCCCGCTATTATCTGAACGGCGTGTTTGTGGATTCGGCTGGCAAACTAATATCAACGGACGGCCACCGTATGTTTGTTGGCACCATCAATTTGGCCGCTAGCGAGCATAATCCCGCGCCAGGATCATTTGCCGGGTGGATCATCTGCCGCGATGTGCTCAAGCGCGCGCTGGCCGGCCACAAACTGGCCAGCATCACGATCGCGCCCGATCGCGTGGGTGACATTGCCTGCAAGCCCATTGACGGCACATTTCCCGATTGGCGCCGTGTTGTGCCGTCCGAAATTACCGGCACTGTGGCGCAATTCAATCCGGCCTATGTCGCCGATATGGGCAAGATCGGCTTGTTGCTGCAAGGCAAACCTAAGCGCGGCTATTCGAGCGGCACCGACTTGACGGCGCACATCCACCACAATGGCGAAAGCGCCGCTGGCGTCACCTTTCCCGGCGTTGATGATGCGTATGCCGTCCTGATGCCCATCAGGGGCGCCTATCATGATGACGCCGCCCAATGGGCCACCGTCACCGCCTAACAACGCGCCAGGACGGCCATAGCGCCGTCCTGGCCCTACAGAGAAAGGAAACGATACGATGACCACGGAATATAACGGTTGGACGAACTATGCCACATGGCGCGTCAACCTTGAGATGTTCGACGGCCAACCACTTGATAGCATAGACGCCGACAGCGACTTGCATGATGTGGCCAATGATTTACGCGATTTGGCGCACGAATACATCCATGAACAGGGTTCCGGCTTGGCGTTGGGTTATGCGCTGGCGTTCCTATCAGATGTGAACTGGCACGAAATTGCGCGGCACATGATAGAGGATTATCGGGAGGCTTTGGCATGACAGCGCAACAAATAGCCGCGGACGCGATAGCCGCCCACGGCCCTGCCAACGCCGCGCGCATCTACCGTGAAACGGAAGCCGCTTATTACAGCGAGGCGCAATGGTGCGACACCGCCAGCGATGAGCGGCGCAAACTGCAACTAGCCGAGAGCTATGGGCGCATTGCAGACTTGATCGAGCAACACACAGGAAAGGCTTGAGCCATGAAACTGAACGACCGTAACTATTTCCGCACCCTGCCCACGCTGGCATTGCTAGATGCAGCCAAACATGACAGCGAATTGGCCCTTGTGCTGGCCGAACGGCTAACCGAGGCGCAAGCCGACATTGCCAAGTGCTGGCGCCAGTATGACGCCATGCGCGCCGTTGACGCTGATGATGACATTTAGCATGGCCGGCCTTGTAATCGCGCTGGCGCTGTTGGCGCTGGCCCTACTGATAGAGGATGATAAACAATGAACAGCACATCACCGCGCCAGGAGCGCGATATCTTGCAGGACGCCGCTACGGCGCTTGCAGAGCATGACCGGCTGCACAGCGCCACCCGCGACCTAGACGCGCGCATTGAGGCCCTGTGCCGTGAATATGGGGACGCTACACGGCGCTGGGGTTATGCCCCGCACCACCTACGCCAGACGTGCGCCGCGCAGGGGCTGCTGGCATGACGCGCCGGGCAATTATCGCCAATCGCGTGTTCTGGTGGTTATATCCAGACGGGCGCCGGGAGCGCATATACGCGAACGAACGGATCCGGGCGCATCTGTCGCAAGTCGCGTCTGTAGAGGCGCGCATGGCCAAGGAGGAGGCGCCCAAGGGGCGCACGAACCATCCGCCGAGGCCGCCAGGCACCGCGCCCACCCTGCCAGCCGCTGACCGTGATATAGGTAATAGGACGCTAACCGAATTGGCCCATGATTACGGCTGGGGGAGCGTGTACCGGTTCACGGATGCATTGCGTAAGCATCGCCGCCCTGTCTATGAACAAGGCCGCGCTAACGCCCGTGAACGGACAAACGCCAACCTGATGGCACCGACATATGAGTAGTTCCAGCGCAGCGCCCAGCCGGCGCACACAAGGAGACGACCGATGATGATTGAAATTGGAGAAGAGACACTGGACGGCATCGCCCGCGCGTGGCTCAAGGAGACACTATCTATTTTGGAACTGATTTCCTCTTACAGTTACGTCCACCCGGACGATGCGGAGACCTACGCGGCAGACATCGAGGCCGTGAAGCGGCTGCTGGATTACATCGGGGAGTAGAAAAGAGCCGGTATAGTTGCAGCACAAAGTTTGACGTGCCATAACACCCACCCAAACAAAGGACAGTGAACGATGCAACACAGTAGGATCGTCGGCGGATCGACCGCCCAGCGCGTCATCGCCTGCCCAGGCAGCGTGGCGCTGGTGGATAAGATGCCACCCAGCCCAAGCAGCAGCTACGCCAACGAAGGGACGCTGCTGCACGACACCATCGCGGACGTGCTGGACAAGAACAAGCCGCCAGAGTTTTATCTGGGGCGCACCCATGAGGGCATTACGCTGGATGAAGACCTGATCGAGCGCAAATTGCGCCCGGCGCTGGCCGCGCTGGATGAGATCGACCCCGAAGGGAGGATGGAATATGCTGTCGAAAGCCGGGTGGGGTTTGGCGATTATCTGCCTGACGTTTTTGGTAGTACTGATTTTCTGGGCCGCATTGGTTGGCGCGCTGTTGTGCTGGATTGGAAATTCGGTGACGGCATCCCTGTGGCGGCAGAAGAAAACGCCCAACTGATGTTCTACGCCGCCGCCGCCATGCGGACGGACGCCACGAAGTGGGTGTTCGAGGGCGTGGAGGAAATCGAACTGATCATCGTGCAGCCGCCCAGCGTCAAGCGGTGGGTGACCACGGTCGAACGCATCAAGGCGTTCGAGGCTGACCTGAAGGCGGCTGTGACGCGGGCGTTGAAGCCCGACGCGCCGCTGAAGGCCGGCGACCACTGCAAGTGGTGCGCTGCCAAGCCTGTTTGTCCGGTGATGACCGGCGCTGTGGATCGCCTGCTGGCGACCAAGCTGGACGCGCTGCCGGTGGATCAGATCGCGCACTATCTGGATCAGGTGCCGCTGGTGGAGGACTTCATCTCTGGCTTGCAGGCGCTGGCCTTGCAGATGCTGACCGAAGGCAAGCCGGTGGGCGACTGGAAGTTGGTGCCGAAGCGGGCAACCCGCCAGTGGGCCGACGAAGACAAGGCCGTGGCGTTCCTGTCGAGCGCAGGCGTGGAAGCCTGGGCCGAACCGAAGGCGATCACGCCAGCGGTGGCCGACAAGGCGCTGAAGAAGTTGAAAATCGAATTGCCGGCTGACCTGGTGGTCGCCGTCTCCAGTGGTAACACGTTAGCACCGGGGAATGACCCCCGGCCTGCGGTGTTGCAAATCGGCCACACGCTCAAGAAGGCGATGGCCAAAATCCAGTAAGGAACACAATCATGTCGAATGAAATCTCCAAGTTTGGCGGCGCTGGTTTGCCGTCTGTGCAGTCGCTTTCAGCCGCGCTGCGCTCTATCGAATCGTCGGGCGGTGCTGGCGGTATGGCCATCCTCAAGATGGACAAGACCGGTCACTGGGTGTTCGGTGCCGATCAGACCGAGGTCGAGGATGACAGCCTATGGGCCGTCAATCCGTTCTCGTTCGTCCACGGTTATATCGCCTGGGGCGATGGCGATGTGCTGGCCGAGAAGATGGTCAGCGTGTCTGAACCGCTGCCGGAACTTGACCCCGCGCCGCCTGCATCTGACAAGGGCTGGGAAATGCAGATCGGTATGACGCTGGCCTGCATGAACGGTGAGGATGAAGGTCTGCAAGTGCGCTACAGCGCGACCAGCGTCGGCGGCAAGCGCGCCGTGCAGGCACTGGCCGTGGCCATCGCTGAACAGGTGGACAAGGATCAGGCCAAGCCCGTGCCTGTGGTGCTTCTGAAGAAGGAACACTATCAACATAAAAAGTATGGCCGCATCTACACGCCCGTCTTTGACATCGTGAAGTGGGTTAGCATGGACGCAGCCCCGGCGGAGGAAGACGCCGAGGTTGCAGAAGCCCCGGCTGAAGACGCACCGCGCCGCCGGCGCCGTTCGTAAACTGGGCAGCGAACGCCGGGACGGGTTGGGCCGTCCCGGCTAGTAGTGGATGAAGTGAGGCATCCATGAGCATTCTATGGCTCGATTTCGAGACGCGGAGCCGCTGTGACCTGCCGGCCAAGGGCGTCTACAACTACGCGCAGGACGCTAGCACCGACGTGCTGTGCATGTCCTACGCCTTCGACGATGACGACGTGCGGACGTGGACGCCTGACCAGCCGTTCCCGGCTGACGTGCGCCACCACACCGGCCAGATCAGGGCGCATAACGCCGCGTTCGAGCGTCTGGTGTTCTGGTACGTTCTACAGATCGACTACGCGCTGGAACAGTTCTACTGCACCGCCGCCCAAGCCCGCGCCAACTGCGCGCCGGGCAGCCTGGAGGACGTGGGCCGGTTCGCCGGCGCCAGCATGAAAAAAGATCACCGCGGCGCGCAACTGATCAGGCTGCTGTCAATTCCGCAGGTGGACGGCACCTTCCGCGACGACCCCGGCTTGATGGCCGAGATGGTTGCCTACTGCGAACAGGACGTGCGCGCGATGCGGGCTATCGCCCAGGCGCAGCGTGAACTGTCCGCTGATGAGTTGCGCGACTACCACGTCAACGAGCGGATCAACGACCGCGGCGTGCTGCTGGATCGCCCGCTGGCGCTGGCCGCCGTGCAGTATTCCGACGCCGAGACCACCGACATTCAGCAGACGGTCGAGGAGGCCACCGGTGGCGAGATTACGTCCGTCCGCAGCCCCAAGATGCGGGCGTGGGTGCTGGATCGCGTCGGGCCGCAGGCGCTAAAACTGGCGACGGTTTACAAGGATGGCGAACCCAAGCTATCAATTGACAAGAACGTCCGCTTCAATCTGTTGGCTCTGGCAGAGGAAAACCCCGATGAAGTACCGGCCATCGTCGCTGAAGTTATCCAATGCGCGGATGACATCTGGGCATCGTCAGTTGCAAAGTTTGCGCGCGCGGCTGCGCTCTCAGACGATGAGGATCAACGAGTTAGAGGAGCGTTCGTATTCGCTGGAGGTAGTGCTACAGGCCGCGCTTCATCATTTGGACTTCAAGTTCATAATTTCCCACGACGATGCGCCGACGACCCTGCACTAACACGGCAAGCAATGGTGCGCGGTCACAAGATCGTGCCGCAGTTCGGGCGCCGGATCACGGACGTGCTGAAGGGGATGCTGCGCCCGGCGCTGATGGCCTCTGAAGGCAAGCGGCTGGTGGTGGCCGATTGGGCCGCCATTGAGGCGCGGGTGACGCCCTGGGCGTCGAACACCAACAGCGGCGCAGAGAAGCTGGGCATCTTCGCGCGCGGCGAGGACGTGTACAAGCACAACGCCGCGGCGACCTTCCACGTCCGCTATGAGGATGTGGACAAGGACCAGCGCCAGATCGGCAAGGTGCAGGAATTGGCCTGCGGCTTCGCCGGCGGCGTGGGTGCCTTCGCCAGCATGGGCCGCATCTACAACGTCATCCTGACCGAGAGCGACAGCCGCAAGATGGTGGACGGCTGGCGACGGGCGAACCCGTGGTCGGTCAATTACTGGACGGGGCTGGAGCGGGCGTACACCGGCGCCATGCGTCACCCAGGTCAAGAGATCAGCGCCGGGCGCGTGACGTATATGTTCGACAAGCAGCATCTTTGGTATGCCCTGCCGTCAGGCCGTGTGCTATGCTACCCGTTCGCCCGCTTTGATGAGGAAGGCAATATCACCTACGCCAAAGCGGCGTGGAAGCCCGCCGCCGACGCAAAGGAATGGCCCCGCGCCCGCCTGTGGCGCGGTCTGGCCTGCGAGAACATCACACAGGCCATCGCCAACGATCTGCTGCGGCACGCGCTGCGGCGGTTGGAGGAAGAAGGGTTTGACGTAGTGCTGCACGTCCACGACGAAATCGTGCTGGAGACAGACGCCAGCACCGCCGAGGACGCCGCTGCCGCGCTGGTCAAGATCATATGTACACCGCCGCTCTGGGCCGCCGGCCTGCCGCTGAACGCGGAAGTGGCTATCATGCAACGATATGGGAAAGGATGAGCGATGAGTGAGGATCGCATCAAATTTATCGAATACGTCAGCAAGCTGGCGTTTGAGACGGGCGAGACGGCGCTGCTGCTGAAGCAGAAGCCGACGCTGGTGAACGGCGAGATGATCTACCACGGCGATGGGGTGCCGAAGGCAACCTTCCCGTCGTTCCTGCCGGCCAAGGCCAACATCAAGCCGGGCGACGCATGGTACGTCAACACAGGGGCGTTCATCGTTGACCGCTTCGTGGACGGCAAGCCATCGGCCAAGTCCGAGAACGTCGAGTATGTCCTGTTCATGATGCTGGACGACATCGGCACCAAGTCCAAGACGCCGCCGCTGGCCCCGACGTGGATCATGGAAACGTCCGAAGGATCGTTCCAGTGGGGCTACGCCTTCAACGAGCAGCCGTCCAAGGCGGACTTCACCGCGGCCATCACCGCCATCGCGGACGCAGGTTACACTGACCCAGGCGCAACCAACGCCGTCCGCAACTGCCGCATCCCCGGCAGCGTCAACCTGAAGCGGGGCAGGGGCAACTTCGAAGCGCGGCTGGTCGAGTTCCACCCTGACCGCGAGTACACGCTGGACGACGTGTGTCAGGCGCTGGGCGTTGTGCCGCCCGAATCGGACACCGCCGAGATCAAGAGCATCAAGATCCGCGACACCGGCCAAGACAACGTGCTGGCGTGGCTGTCGGACAACAGCATGGTGCTGTCGCGGGTCAACAACGAGGGCTGGTGCGGCGTCGTCTGCCCGAACCATGCCGAACATACAGACGGCAGCATCGAGGGCCGCTACAAGCCGCTGGATCGCTCCTACTGCTGCTATCATGGCCACTGCCAGCACCTGACCAGCACGACGTTCTTGCAGTGGGTGTCGGAGAATGGCGGGCCGACCGTGACGCCGGGGCTGCGGGACGAACTGATCGCCGAACGGATGCGGCTGATGGCTGAGAAAATCTCACCGACCGAGGCATTCCCAGATCAAGCCGCGATCACCGTCAGGGAAGTCGAGCGCAAGGAAGCCGGGCGGCTGACCAAGACCGAGTGGTTCGACCGCTTCGCCTACGTGCAGTCCGACGACAGCTACTTCGACATGGTGACGCGCCAGGAAGTGCCGCGTAACGTGTTCAACGCGCTGTTCCGCCACGTCGATTGCCGGTCGATCCACAACAGCAAGCGGCAAGTGGCTGCGTCGGTCTACTACGACGAACGCCGGCAGGAGTTTGGCGCCAAGGCGCTGACCGGCATCACCTACGCTGCGGGCGAGGACGTGTTGGTGGCGCGTGACGGGATGGTCTACGGCAACCGCTGGGTCAACGCCCGCCCCGACATGAGCGCCACGCTGTCAGTCAGTGACGCACAGATCACGCCGTGGCTGGATCATTGCCGCAGTCTGATTGAGGAGCCGTCCGAGCTTGATCATATTCTGAACGTAATGGCCTATAAAGTTCAGAATCCGAACATCAAGATCAACCACGCCGTGCTGCACGGCGGCGACGAAGGCAGCGGCAAGGACACGATGTGGGCGCCGTTCCTGTGGGCCATCGGCGGCAAGCACCAGCACAACCGGTCGATCATTGAGACGGGCGAGATCAACAGCCAGTGGGGGTACAACCTGGAGGCTGAAGTCCTGATCCTGAACGAACTGCGCGAACCGGAGGCGAAGGAGCGCCGGGCGCTGGCCAACAAGCTCAAGCCGATCATCGCCGCACCACCGGAGACGCTGGTCATCAACCGCAAGGGCCTGCACCCCTACGAGATGCTGAACCGGGTTCAGGTGGTGGCGTTCACGAACGACCCGCTGCCGATCACGCTGCCGACGCAGGATCGCCGCTGGTTCTGCGTGTGGTCACGCGCACCGCGGATGACCAAGCCAGAGGCCGACGCGCTGTGGGATTGGTACAAGGCCGGCGGCTATGAGAAGATCGCAGCTTGGCTGCACTTGCGCGATGTGTCGGCGTTTGGCGCTGCTGCTGCGCCACCGGTGACCGAGTGGAAGCTGAACATGGTCGAGCAGGGCATGAGTGTAGCCGAGAGCTACCTGGTTGACATGATGCGCCTGCGCGTCGGGCCGTTTGCGCTGGGCGTCATCGGCGGGCCGTTCCACAAGTTGTGCGACTTCTTGGTTGCCGACAGCAAGGTTCCGGCGGGCGTGAAGGTGCCGCAGGCGGCGCTGCTGCACGCGCTCAAGGAAGCCGGCTGGCTGGACTGCGGGCGGTTGGGGTCGTCCGACTTCCA